TCGAAGTAAAACTCGCGCACGTCCGTGATTTCGTCGATGCGCCACTGCACGATGCCGGTTTTGCGGACCAAAGCGTCCTTGAACACGTCATACAGTACTTTGAAGCCATTATTGTCTTGATAGAAGACGTAATTGACGTAGTCCGTGGCCTGTTCGGCCAGCGGAACGTCTTCCATGCTGCGCGGAACGAACTCAACTGCCTTCTCGGCGGAAGTAAATATACGAAGCAATGGCGGCATGACCGACAAAACCACGTCTCGCACTTCCGTGAGGACAATGCTCGACCGATTTTCTTCTTCGTTGCCGAACAAATCCCCTCTATAATAGGAGGTTGCGGCTTCGCGGGCCGGTGCGATCCACTCGTCGATGTAATCCGCCGCATCGTCGATGGCACCGCCGACGACTGCTTGAAATTCCTCGTCCGACATCTCTTCCGGTTCGGCTTCTTCCTCGCCGTCAGCCATGTACGGACCGCCGTTTCCTTCTTCTTCGTCGTCTTCGACGGGCTCAATGCCGCCGTCTTCCGTGACGCGGTATTTCTTTTCCTTGTCGCCGTCTTTCATTTCGACGGAAACACCCTCGTCCTTTTCGTAGGAAACTTCGACTTCACGCGCCACGGTCAACTTCCTTTGCGAACTCGCCACCATGACCAGCCGGTTTCATTACCGGCGTCATAGTGCGGGAAAATCTCGGTTACGGCTTGGAAAACGCCTTCCCACGGAAGGTCATCGCCGCCCATTGTACCACCCGGCTTCAATTTAGGCCACCACGCCAAAATATCGGCCTTGACACTGTCGTAATCGTGCCCCGCGTCGATCCAAATGAAATCTACGCTCTTGTCTTTGAAACGTCCTGCGGCAATCACACTGTCTTCGCGGTGGACTTTGACTGGGATGGGTGCAGCTTTTAGGTTTTTCGTGAAAACCTCGAACAGACTGTCGCGCTCCGCGTCATTCTCGTGCGCTTCTTCGTCGGAACCAAGCCAATGGTCCACGCAGTGGAACTCAATGTCCTTGCCGCTATTGTGGATCTCCACCGCCATGAACGCAGCAGAGCGGCCCTTCCATGATCCAACCTCCACGAAGACGGAGCCCGGTTCGGCTTTTTGCACGGCGTCTTTGTAGGCCGAGGCAAAGTTGAACCAACCTTGGATGTTCTCGTAGAAATGGTCCACGTTATTTCTTTTTCGTCTTCGCGGCGCGCATGTTGTCCACGAGATTTGGGTACGGGCGACCTGCGGCCTTCGCCGCCGCTTTAGCAGACGACTTTTGCTTCGGCGACAACTTCTTGGACGCGCTATCCGGTGCTTTCTTTTCCCAAACCGGCTTCTTCATTTCTTTTTGCCTTTTGCCTTACCGGCTTCCGACAAAGCGATGGCAATGGCCTGCTTCTTCGACTTCACGACCGGACCACCCTTGCCAGAATGCAAAGTGCCGCCTTTGAACTCGCCCATGACCTTGCCAATTTTCTTCTGGGCCTTGGTGGGTTTCTTCATGGGAGAAAGCTCCGCTCGAATTGTGGGGAAGACAAGAAAATAAGGCTTTTCGCGGGAAAAGTCTACACCACGCCCCGTACGTTGCGTTTCAAGCTTTTACCGGGCACCCATGCCGGTGCCCTGCCACCGACTTGGGCGGCGGTACTGGCGAACGTCAAACACAGCGCGTCCGCCAAGTCAGGCGATCTCAGCCCACGTTTCTTCATCTCGGTCTTGCCTTCGACCTTGATCTTCCCGTTCGAGAGAAAGGTATACCGGGGCGATGCCAACTCTTGCCGCAGGTCGTCGTTGATCGGCAACTTACACGCACGCCCCTGCAACCAGTCCTTGGTCGAGAGCCACAACTCGTCGCGCAGCTTCGCCGCCTGCGGGTTCATTGCGGAACTTTCCGACACGTTGACGTCACGCACATTGAAGCCCTGTTCCCGCAAGCGGTCGGCGACACCACCACCCATGCCGATGCTGTCCACGCAGATCTCCGCAGGCTTGTCGATGCCCGCCTCGTAAACGACCTTACCGACCGTTTCCATCAAATCGGCACCAGACCATGCTTTGAACTCGACGACCACATTGCCCTGCCGTTTGCAAAGCACGGTCCTGTCGTCACCGAAGCGCGCCACGTCGAGCCCGTAGATGAGTTGCGAGTTGGGGTCCATCACCACATCGCGGTGCATGGCTGTATCAACCAACTCTGCCGGAATAAGCACATCATCGTCGCGGAGCGCGAAATCTCCCAACACGCGGACAAGGTACGCATTGGACATCTCTCCGTAGGTTGCAGCGATCTGGTTGATGAAGTCCTGCGAGACAAGGGGATTGTCGCGGCAAGACACGTGCATCGTCTTCCAATCGTTGCGAAGCGCATGGTGCGTGCGGAAGAACAGGCCGCTATTGCGGGTCGGGTTCCCGATGAGCACAGTAGTGGCCGCGTGGCCGGACATGCTGCCCGCCGCACTCTCGAACACGGGCTCAGGAATAGCAGAAGCCTCGTCGCATATCAGCAGAACGTGCTCGGAATGGACGCCTGCGAGGGCTTCGGGCCGTTCAGCGGATGAGGTACGTGCCGAGATAAACGAACTCTCTGGTGCCGCTTTTAGCACAATTCTATCGGAGAAGACCTCGATACTGTCACGCAGCACCGGGGGGAGGACGTTGATCCATTTTTTAACTTCGGAGAAGAGCGCGTCGAACAACTGACCGGAGGTGGGGGCGGTACACACTGCCTTCTGTGGGAAGCGTGTCAGCATGTGCCAGATGAGCGCCCACGAACACGCCGTGGACTTACCCACGCCGTGGCCTGCGCGGACGGAGATCCGCCGTTCGCCAGAGGCAATGGAGGCAAGGAACTCCTTTTGCCATAGGAGCGGTTTGGCTCCGAGGACTATTTCTACGAATGCGACAGGGTCGTCCTTATACGCTTCTACAAATAGTTCGTAGGCGTCCTGCATCGTCGCAGGTGACGGGGGTGGAGGGGTCGGGGGCGTTTCAGTTTTTTCAGATAGCGGAAGTGGATGGTCGCTATCGGAACGGGGCCGGGGCCCCTCCCCGCCCCACGGGGGGTTTTCTGACCCATTCTGGGTCTGCGGACCCGTTTGGTCACCAAGCGCCTCGATCCGTTGGATGACGCTCATTTTAGGTTTCTTGGCTCGTTTCGCCATCGTCATCCTCGAATATTGCGTCATGCACCAATTCGGCAATGTCCTGCTCGGATTGCGTATCTGGCACGGCAAGCGGGCGCATTGGCTCAATTTGGGGCGTTATATCTAAAATGGGCGTTGTCTCATTCGGCTGGGCACTCTTACGCGCTAATGAGATCAACGCCGCAAGGTGAGCGTTTGGCCCGTGCTGCACGTCTACTTCAAGGCGGGCTTGTTTCGGAATGGGCGCAACGCGGGCGAGGATCTCTTTCGCCGCACCAAGGGCGATTGTTTCGTTATTGCTTTGCAGCAATTCGCCAAGGCGGCGCGCGGCCCCTTCGCCAAGGCCTTCGACAATTCGCTTGACGCGCGCCTGACGAATATTGGTGCCGCCCGGATTGCCCGATTTGCCCTTCTCAAAAGGCATTGTGTTCAGTCTCATAAGACGTTTGCAACATTGCAAAAACCTATCTTGCAAAAATGCAAAACGCAAGATGGTCCACCCGGCCCAATTTGGGGCGCAATTCTTGTTGTATGTTCTATTAGACTAGTCAATATGCGACCACTAATTAAAGGAGCTTGGTATGTATGGCATGAGAGAACACATCCCCGCGCGCGATTACTTCGCCACCATTACCACCCCTACGGGTGGCGCAATATGGGAACACATCCGCACCAACCTTGGCCGCAAGGTCGCTTATGCAATGCTGGCAAAGCATTATGCTGGCCTCGATGGCTACGTGATCGCCAGTTTCCGCGACGAAACACAAGCAACAGCTCACGACCGGGCCGGATTAGCGCAAGGGTCCGACGGAATTTTAAGAAAGTAAGGAGCAAAGACCATGGACCATTACCAGATCGAGATCACTGATACCTTCGGAGGCGAAGCAAACTATTCGTGGTTGCATCGCCATTCGTTCGCCATGCCAGAGATGACCCACTATGGCTACGATGGCGCAACCAATTATTGCAAGGTCAATAAGGTTTACCGCCGTGAGCTAGTCAAAAGAGCCAAGGCGCTGGCAGGGTGGACAGGCGCGCGTTGTGAGGTGAGCGATTTTGGCGATATCATCGAAATCAGACCGCGCGGCGCTTGCGTGGTCGCTTTTGTGATTTGGAAAGAGGGGGAAGAGGAATGACCATCAAAACACTATCTGACTTTCGGGCTGCAATGCGAAACGGTCCTTATGCTTGGCCCGGTGGATATCCTCTTTATTTCATCACAGATGATGGCGCTGCGCTGTCATTCGAGGCAGTCAAAGAAAACCTGCGCCTCGTAATAGAGAGCGTTGCAAATGATATGCACGATGGGTGGCGTGTGGTTGGTTGTGACGTAAATTGGGAGGACGACAGCCTATTGTGCGACCATACCTATCAGCCCATCCCATGCGCTTATGGCAATGATTGAAACAGGAGCAAAAGACAATGAGCTATAGCGACACTATCTGGCAATTTAAGACGGCGCGCTTCTGTATCGCTTTTGAGGCCTTGCCAGAAGATGACCTAGACCTGTCATGGGATGATGATGGCTCGATCCGTGAAGGCCTAGAAAGCGGTCTTTACGTCGCATTTGTGGCGAAGGTCGCTGTCTATTTGGACGGTCAAGAGATCAGCGCAGACTATCTTGGAGGGTGTATTTATGAAAGCGCGCATGATTTTCGGGACCACATAGGAAGGGAGGCGAAGGGTCATTGGTCATATTTTTCTAACATGGTGCGCGAAGCAATACGCGAAGCGCGCCGCAATTTAGCAAACCGTCCTACACTTCGCGCAGCTTAACAGATCAAACAGGAGCAAAAGACAATGAGCGACAAGACCTATAACGGATGGACCAATTACGCGACATGGCGTGTAAACCTTGAAATTTTCGACGGCATGGACCCACGCGACATGGGATGGCACAAGCTCGATAAATACGATCTAGGCCTCATTCTGAAAGACTACGCGGAAGAATGCTTGGAGATGCAATGCGAAGGCAAAGACGGAGGAATGAGCCTCGTTTTCTCTTATGCGATGGCCTTCCTATCTGACGTAAATTGGCGTGAAATCGCAGGAATGATGCTTGAAGCTTATCAAGACGAAGCAGAGACAGAGGAAGCTTGAACCATGACGCAACGCCCAGTTTATTGGCTCCTTGTGGCTCTATTCTACACCTTGCCAGCAGCGCTCCTGTTTGACTGGCTCGCCCCATGATCATCATCGCGGAGATCCTTGGAGGTGGAAT